TAGCCATAATAGTTTGCTCCTATATGAGCTTTGGGCTAACGCTTCGGAACCTTCGATCTGGCTCCTGGCGTATAGCCAGTTCCTTGGAAATTATTGTACTTCTGATGCTGAATGTGGATGTCACCCAGACGCTTCTCAGACTCCTCTGCAATGTGCTGCTTACGCCTATCAGCGTCCTCAGTCTTGCAGAGCATCAGCGTGTTAGCGCCAACGACCTTGTCTTCAAGATCGGGGTGGATCTCACTCGGCATCAGATAACCCTGACTACGACGATACGATATCGCCTCCTCAGAGTTCCGCACAAAGCGGGGATGCAGCATTCCGTCTGCAAGGTATTTGTCATCGACCTCAAACTGCGAGTTCTTGCCAAAAGAACTGGGACTCTTAAACGCCCCGCTGGCTATCTTCGCTTTGATTTCGTCCTCAAAAGACGCCTTGGGCTTGTACTCCTGAACAGGGGCAGCAGCCTTCGCCGTGTCTCGCTTTGTTGTCGTTGTCTTAGTTCGTCCAGCCATTGCTATCCTCTCTGCATGTTTGCTAGGAGTGTTTCTACAGGAACATTCATCTTCTTAGCGTATGCCGTTGCCCACTCCAGGTCTGCTGGGGTGTTCTCCGGTTTCGCCGCTCGCGTTCCAGAAGTCGCAGTACCCGGCACCGATGGCGGGGGCACTGACGGTCTACTATCCTTCGCAAACAGTGGTGCCCATGAAGGCTCCTGCTTAATGCGCTCTGCGAACGAGTCCAAGTCGCCATCCACATCCGGGTTGTATTGAGCCATGATGGCTGCTGACACTTGCGTGTTCATCAGCCCATGCTTGGCAACCAGATGATTGGTCTGCTGTAGAAGCTTGTTGTCACCACGGGCATCGGCAAGCTCACGCTGCATAGCGGAAAGCTCCCCCTTCGCCTTGGTAAGATCTGCTTCCCGCTTCTCAGCTTCGGTCATAGCTTCACGCTCGACCTTGGCCTTGAACTCGGTAAGCTCCTTTTTGACAGCATCTTCAGCAGACTGACGAGAAGCGAGAGCCTTTTTGAGGCGCTCAATCTCCGCAGCACTCTTATCCTCAACCTTGGCAGAGGCCTTTTGCTCGGCAACAGGTTGTGGTGGCTGCTCAACAGTCATGGTTTCAGACTTATCTACCTTTGCAGTGGTTTTCTCTGCATCCATTTCACTACTCATCAATGCTCCTACGTCCAGATAACCCGCCGAACGACCGGGAGGAACAAACTAGAGTTTACTTAATCTTCGCCGCGACATGCGGGTCAGAACTTTTTGAAGCTCTTGACCGACTGAGTCTCTCAAAAGCTTCATTTCTCTATCGTTTAAATCGAACATGTGAGATCTGCCGCCATCATATGCCTTGTCGGCTGCGGCAGCGTTGGCCTCTCTCGACCAACCAATCTCTACACTTCCTTTGTAGTTGCGTCCAGTCAGGATCTTCCAGTCACGCCAGAAATGACCCTTATTGGTCATCGTAAAGCGATCTGATACCTGACCGGTCTTTTGCTTGTATTCCTTGTAGCCACCACGGAAAAACACGCTCCCGCCACCGCCCTTCTTGCTGTACCGACCACCCTGAGCACCCTTCTTGGGTGATATGATGGGCTTGAGCCTGGACGGGTCATTTGGTGGGCTCATCCTGATCGGCCTCTTTGAGTAGCCCCTTAGCATGCCCTTGGCACCCTTGCCGCTCTTGCCAACCCTGAGCCTGATGCGGTCCCTTATCCAGAAACCCGCTGCCTTCTTCGCAGCATTGCTTACCTGCTGAAGGCCGTTCAGTGTTTTCAGCGAGTTGAAAACGCCGCCGATCTGTATATCGACGGTCATCATCTATGACACCGTGAAGTCGATGGCCAAGGATGCCCCGGTGCCAGAGATTGAACTCACGTCCACCTTGACCTCGTTGATGCCAAGCGTGTTAATCAGGAACCCGTCTGCCACCAGACTGCCATCGGGCGCAGTAGTCAACGAAAAGGACATCGCACTTCCATCAGCATACTTGCTGTTGAAGAATGGCTTGCCGTCAGCCACAGACAACTCGATGTTGCCAGCGCAAAGGGATCTGCCCGATGAACCCGTAAGGCCCAGGCTAACGCAGCATGCGCTGTACCTGGACACGTCGATTGTCTTCGATGTTGCCGAGGTCGCTGCCTCGCTCTGACTTCTTCTTCTTGGCATTTGCTACTCCTCGTAGAGTCCGATGTCGAATGTAAGGCTCGTGCCACTGCTGTCTGTGGCAGTCAACTTCAAGTAGCCAACGCCACGCAAATCAACCTGAACAGCATCGCTAGATTCGACACTTCCGATTGGCGTGACGCTGTACTTTTCGTACAGGCCAATGAAGGTGCCTGATTCAGTGACTGCGCCCTCAACGGTGCCAGCCCATACGCCGTCCTCTGTGAGGACAATGTATGCATCACTGTACCCACGCACATCATAGGTCTGGTTGCCGCTGGCGGTGAATACCTTGCTTATTGTGTCATGTCTTTTAGACATAGTTCATACCCCTACTTGTTGTATAAGCCATATGCGATGGATGCTGTTGCGCCTGCGTCAAATGTAATCGCCGCAAGAGCCTTCACATAATCGACCCCTCTCAGGTCTAACTGCGCCGCACCGGACCCTCCTGAAGTGCTTGCTATCACAACGCTCGCAACACTTGAGTTTGTGTACTTGTGATACACGCTTCGGGCCACAGACCCGCCCGAGTCGCAGCTATAAAATGCTCCAGCCCATGTATCAGAGTCTCCATCGCCATCCCCAGTCACGGTCATCACAACGAATGCGTCAGTGTAGCCACGCACATCCACCACGGGAGGCGAAGACGTATCATATGTTGTCTCTACGACGCTATGCTTCGCCACTGCTCACCTCTGGAACCTTGAATCCGCTCTGCTTCGCCCAACTCTCAAGGACTGGGCCAAACATATGACGGCAGTTGTACCCACCGCAATACACTTTAACATTTGGTGGGACATAGTTGTGAAGGAGTGGATGCGCGTTTAGCTCATCCAACTCGCTGTCTGTGAAGACTTTCCCCATTCCGAGGATAGCCCTGCAAAAGGGTCTGGTCAGCCGATCAGAAGGACCGAAATATGCCCAAAGGTTTGCACCAGCCTGATCAGCCATCTCTGCCTGAAGTTGTCTGTCCCAGGCAGCCATGGCAGTGTTGACCTGAGTCTCAAGCCCACCCTTTGAGAATAAAGCACCATCTATCGCTTTCCCTACGCTCTCCACAATGGAGGCTACAGGTACAGGGGCGGGAACCAAACTGACTGCCAGCATGGTCGCCCTGAACCTCTCAGCAGCAACCCTTGAGTGAGCCTCAAGGAGTGCCTGATTACTTGTTCTTAGTGCCCTCAGATTGGCAGTGTCGATCCTGCCGATGTCTATCCCAGACTCTTCGGCTATCCTGGCCACCATCGACATTCTGGAGTTGTGCCCAAGACCCTGCAAGGCATCAGAAAGGCCACTCTCGTTCAACAGGTCGAAGACGAACTGGGCATCTCTCAGTTTATCAAGTCCAACCGGAAGGTTGTTTATGAACTGGCCTCTGACAGCGCGTAGCTGATCCTTGAAGGAGTCTTCAATGCTGTCTAATAGAGCTTCCCTCTCAAGCAGAAGCTCGTCTATAGCGGCCATTATTCACTCGGTAGGCTTACGTTACCACTGTCAGAGGTCACATTGCCCTTGCCCTTCTGCTCTGGGAACAGGGGGCGATTACCGGGCTGTCCAAGTCTGGCAACATCACCAAAGGTCTTCACCTTCGGAGCACCAAACCCGAACTCCTCGTTATATCTGACAATTTCCTCATGCATGTCCTTAGCAGACTCTATTGAGACGCCTCTGTCAATCGCAATGAGTTCAGGCACCGTCACAAGGCCAAGCTCAATGAGCATCTTCTTGGTCATCGAGTCTGCGAGAGGATCTGCTGCGATGGAGTACTCGCCAAACACCGTCTCGATCGACCAGCCATCAACGCCAGGGATCTTGTACCGGCCAAACTCTGGCAACTTCGGCACACCCTCTCCTGCGTGCGTATTCCACACGATGCTGGTCAGCCATGCCACTTCCCTCTCATAGGGCAGCCACAGCGGTATAAGCGAGTCTCGCCGCTCCTGCAAAGCAATGCGCGATTGCGCCCTGCTCACCCCAGAGGTCACCTTGGTATTAGGATCTACCTCTTCGGGGTCCATGTCGGCCAGTCTCGCGAACATGCGACCAAGCTTCACCATGATGGACATCATCTCGCCCATCGGTGCGGCAGGTCGCTCAAAAGAGAAACTAGCCTCCTCACGCTCAAGCGTTATAGGAGACATGGGAGTTAGCGGCTGACCCTGTAGCTCTTCACGATCCACACCCTTGAAGACCGGGATTGCAAATCCCTGCCACTCAGCGGTGTTGCCTATTGCCGTGAAAAGCCGGTCCATACGCTGATTCATTCCGACCTTGAGGTCATCCCCCGCGTAGTAGATCTCATCCGTGTCCGTAGAATGGTGAACCAAAATAGGACGGACAAAATGACCACGACCGTAGCTGTTCGCATACGGGGAGTCCTCGTCAGGAATCAGGTATGGATTGTCAACCTCACCTCTTCCACCCTTCTCGCAAAGGACGGTCTTGTAGTGGCTGGCATCGCCAACCCTCTCGTACCAATACTTCTCTTTGTGCCAGATCTGCCAAACCTCTGTGTCCAGCGTGCCCTGCGGTTGACGCATCTTGATGGCAATCTGGCAGTCTGGGTGCTGTATGTCTGATGGATCCTCGTCCGCTGCTTTGATGAAAACATCGAATGGGGCAAGGTTCCTGTACCGAATTGTCTTCCTGCGGGGGTCGAACTGAACCCACTGGAACGCAGTGTCAAAGAGGTAGACCCACTCGCAGAACTTGTCAGCGGAAACGGAGTGGTTCCCGCCCTCGTATATCTCAGAAAGGAGGGCAGAAGACTCTTTGTCTACCTCTCTGCCCTGAAACATCCTTCGGCTCTTAACTGGAGTCTTGTAGACCACGGCAAGGCTTCTGATCATCTTCTGCAAAAGAGGAACGCCCATTGCCTTTACCGGCACGTTCCTAGTGGCCTCTGGGAGCATGCAACGCACGTCGTCCCAGCCTGGGCCACTCAGGCTCTGGTTCCAGTACTTGACTAGGTTTGGCCCACCAAGCTCACGATTGGCTAGGACCTCTGGGTTCTGAACAATCTGGCTGCCGTTCATGTAATGGAGACGGCGCTCCATCTCCGAGCAATACGCCGAGTGCTGCCAAGTCCACCAACTCTGGTAAGACTCTCGCACAGCCTCTTCGGCTCTGGATTCCCACAGTGCCATATTACTTTACCCCCATTATTTCATGCCTTTCATCAGGGTCTTGGCTACGAGAGACTGTGTAAGCCATAGTTATTGGAGAGTATCCTCGATGGTCTACATGCATCAGAGCATAGTGCAGAGCATCAATAGCGTGTTTCCATCGCTTATCTGTTTCATAGGTGGGCTTGTCAATATACAAGCCATCCTCGCCTCTAATTCGCTTGCTGGAGTAGTACCGCAGCGAGTTGTAGAGGCATGATGTTTTGTTGCCGCGAGGGATCAGCCTTGAGTTGAGCTTCAAGCGCTCGTCGATGAGAAGCTTGTGGATGTAGTCCTCTCTGATCCTCACAGCCTTGTTTAGCTTGTGCCTGCCACCACGATAACGAGGTGTCCTGCCAAGGTGCTTCCTTATCAGGTCAACCTCCCTGGATCCAGAGCGCATCTTGGCGGCGTCTGCATCGCACCCGATCATTTTTATGTTGTGCCTGCCGTAGCCGCGTTTCGTTAACTCCATGACAACGTCTTCTGTGGTCTTGTTCTTAACCACGATCTCGTCGTACACCCAGAACTCGTTGCGGTGCTTGTTGTGCCATATCACCAGCCAACTGCCAGTCCTGTACCCTGGGTCAATGCCAAGTATGAACTGGTATTTCCGGTTACGGACGTTGACCTCGCCCATCGACACACAGTGGCGACGGGGGTCAAAAGCATGTGCAAAGCGCTCTCCACTGCTTCCCTTCACCCACTCCCCCAACACCTGCTGGCGAACGTAAAGCTCACCCGCCTCGCGCATGGTCGTAAACCAGTTGTCGGGCAGGTAAGGGTTTTCAAGGCTACTTGCGGTTATGATGTGCTTGCCCTCTCTGGGGTTATCAAGCTCGTCATACATCTCGTCATAGAACCAGTGGCCAGTCTCAGGCGTGCCAACAAACACCTTCTGCATGAACAGCGCTCGCTTATCGCGCACACGGTTCCTGGCACGGTGAAGGATTGCCCTGCGCTTGAGCATGGTGACCTCGTCAACCAGCAAGGCAGCGATGTCAACAGCAACAGCAGACCCCTCATCAACAAGGGGGTAGCAGTCCAGGTCAATGCCAGAGGCGAACTCTATTCGCGGCTGTGTGCCACCATAGAACCCGTCCTTGCTCCTGCCTGTCCTTGCAGTCAGCCTTCGCCCTGAGCGCCGCTCAATGACGCTTATGGCCTCTCTAACTGCGGGTATTGATCGCTTGGAAAGGAACTTGAGATCGGGCGCACCGAGAACCACCCTGAGATGGTTCACGTCAACCCCCTCATGCCCATGGAACCAACCCTGGTTCTTTAGGACAAGTTGCACAGCCTTGTACCCAAGCACATGGCTCTTGCCAAAACCAGCACCGCTGATCAGGGCGACCTCGTCTGCATCGCTATCCAGAAGAGCAGCCTGTCCAGGCCAAAACTTCAGGGGTGCGTTTTCATCAATCTTCATCTAGACCCAACAAGGACCGTCTGTGCTCAACCATATCTTCGTCAGCTTCAACTATCTGAAGCTCGATGATTGCATCCTGAAGCCCACCGGCAGGATCGCTGGTACGCATCAAGTCTGAATAGACCTTCTTGTTGGTAATGGCATCAGACTGCGCCCTCAGAGCGACCTTCATGCGCTCGATCCACTCTGGGGCCTCTGTGTCCGTGTTCAGTGCATTATAAGCTGCAACTGTCGCCAGAGCATCGTGGAGAGCCACGTTGCCTGCCGGGTTGACCGACACCTGACGTGCCGACTCGATGAGCCTCTTCGTCTTCTCTGGGAGGTTCGCAAACGGCCCTGAGAGGATTAGATCTGTATCTTCGCGCTCTTCGCTCATGCTGTCACATTCAGTAGGCATGCCGGGTAATCTTGCACAATGTCCCCTTGTTGTGGTCTAGTGATTATAGACACTAACGGAAGAAAAACGAAACACATTATGGATGCAGCAAGATTCAGGTGGTATTTCAACAAGATTGCCTCCCACGATGACGAGTACTACGCCACGCCCATCTTCAAAGAGTCAGAGGCACTGGCGAAGTTCGGGATGAAGAGGCATGTGCTCAACAGGGACGTCAGGACGTTGCGCGATGCGCTTGGTATTGACCTAATACCCATGGACGTCTACGGGAACGCCAGGACCAAAACAAAGCATCGCCACAGGATCTGCGTAGACAAGATCTTCCTGCCAAGGCTGGTGGAGGAGTACGAGGTCACCTACTTCGACAGCAGAGATCAGCCAATGACCAGGATCGCAGACGCAAGGTACAGAGACCATTGGATCTTCAAGGTAATACTCGGTGGCAAAAAGGTTGGGCAGAAATCCTTCAGGACCATCACTGTCACGCCAGGAAGGGTGATCTCCATACACCCAACCCCGCCAAACTGGAAGAGGGTCACCGATGTCGATAGCCTTGAGTTCAGGACGACAGAGATGATCATCAAAGACTTCAAGTCTCAGTGAACATACCCAAAAGCCTCGCAGTACTTCTCCAGCTTTCGCTTGATGGTGTTAATCATGTTAACGGTCGGGAGATCCACCTCGGAGTCTGGGAACTTTTGCAAGATATGCTTCCTTATCTCCTTTGAACTGTAGCCATCGCATATCATCGGCAAAACCTCTGCAATGATGTCAACGCACTCCTCCTTCGGGACATGGATAGCGGCCCTCACACCGTCATTAAACCTGTGCCACTTGAAACCATAGGTTGGGATGGCTGTGTCGCCACCCCTAGACCTTCGCAGCCTGAAGTTAGACTTCACACGGGCACTGATCCTCGCATGCTCAACGTCTGCAACCATGCACCTCATCCAGACATGCATCCTGTCGTCAGAGTTCTCCATGTCCAGAAAGCGACCAAGGGATAGGTCGTAAAGGTAGACGCTGAACATCTCCATCGTCTTGCCAAGGCCACCCATCCCAAGGCCGGTGAGCCTCCCCACCGTCAGAAGAACATCCAGGGGGTTCCTGCCCAGCCTAGAAAGGCTCTCGATCACAACGGCATCAATCCGATCATCCCTGATGGCATCCATCAGCAACCTAGCCTCTGGCCTGTCATCGAAGATCTTCTTCCCAGAAGCACAGTCGAAATACCACTCATGGACATGAGCGCCACTCCGTTCTGCCCACTCCCTGATATCTCGCTCCTGCCTCTCGCGAGAGTCCTCCTGCTTCGATGTGCTCGCCCTGGAGTACGAGGCAAAGCGCAGCCCGTTAATGTCTATCTTGTCCTTATACGAATCAGACATCTTCCCTCCCCGAAAGAAGGTGGCCCTGACAACCATGCCGGGGAGAAGGCGGGTCGCCAGGGCCACCAGGACCCCTAGCCAATAACAGGGTGGCTAGAAGGGGGTTGAGTCATCGTCTGGAACAGGTGCTGTGGATGGGGGCTCAGGTGCTTTCGGCATCGTGGCAGGACCAGCCACTGACTGACGATGAAAACGCCTGAACCTATTCTTGATACCATACTGACCATTGTCCTCTTGTTCAATGTCCCCATCAAAACAAAGGCCAGTAAACTCATGCAACTCCTGCCAGTCCCTGCGAATGCCGGTGCTCGTAGAGAACGAGTGCAACTGCTTCAACCCGATCTCCTGTGCCTTCGGGTTGGCATTTCTGATGTTGAACATGTTGAAAAGCACCCGACCGCTGTTGGTGGGTCCCATGACCCTCGCCTTCAGGTTCAAGGCAAGCCCCCCAGAGCGAGTCTCACGCTCCTTTACCTCCATCACCTGGAAGGAGTATCGGCCATCTGGAATGGGACCGTAGTCTCCGTCACTGGCCATGTTGGGGTCGTCTGGATCATATCCGTAGCGATTACGCATTGTTATCTCCCTTAATCTTCAAAAGAACATGCTCAAGGCTGGGTTTCTCGAACTGCTCAAGAGCCCCAGATCTATCCTTGGCATCAAATTGAGCATCTGGATGGCACTGTAGCCACCGATGCACACCACCGTCTTCGTCCTTTGTCAAACGAAGAGCGAAGACCTCATCCATTATGTACGGCAATCCCTGTGCAAGCCTCTTCCCAGGAAGAGACGGGCCAAAGTACATCTTGCCGTCCTCGTCTGTGACCCTGTCCTGCTGGGCAGTCATGACCACATGCATTGGCAAGTCCCTGAATGCCTTCAGCACCGCCGTCATCGTGTCGTTCATCTCGCCATAGGCACGCAGAACGTCAGGCTTGCCTGCCTTCGACTTAACAGTTGCCTTCTTGTTGGCGAGACACGTCTCGGCTATCTCCGAGACACTGTCAAGGATGCACCACCTGAAGTCATGCTTGCCAGTCTTGAGAAACTTACCAACCTCAATCAGTTCGTCAATCGTTGCGATCTCTCTGTAAGAAAGATCAAAGTTCCGCAGAGACAAAAGGCCACTCTCAACACTCAACACAAGGGTCCCTGAAGGATCCCCTGTGGTGCTTGCCAGAGTTGTCTTGCCAGTCCCTGCGCGACCGTAAACGACCACTTTCAAGCGGTCCACCCCTACTCCCTTCGTACTACTAAACTTCATTGCTTCCCTCAAATAAGGAGAAGGCGACCACCTTTCGGCTTTGCCTTCCAAGTTACTGGTTTCTCGCCGTCGCCCACCTTCATGACCTCTGCGTCACCCATGGCAAGGCGGATCTCGGCCTTAACAACGCCAAGTGCCTTCTTCATCTCAGAGATCCTAGACGCAAGCCCCCTGGCAGAAGCCACGGTCTCTGCCATGTCTTCGCGCAATATCTCCTTCCCGTCAACCGTGTCTCGAAGGTCTCGCCTGACCGCACGATCGTCAGAGTGCCTGTTGGGCCTTGGTGGCTCACCAGACTCAACGTGTGACCAGAAATCCACAACCGCAGACTCAATCCTATCGGTCGTCTCTGGGTCCCGATCAACCCTCACGCAAACAAAGCCATCTTCAGGGTCCATTCCATTGACCATCCTCAGACCAGCCCTGGCACCGACAACGCCTGCGAGTATTCCCCAGTCAAGCCCAGTGACAGCCAACTGCGCCTGGATCTGCAACCAGTGCCTCTCAACCTTGGACCCAGGCAAGATCTCGCCCGTCTTTGCAAGGTGCATCCACGGCACAAAGTCCCGCTCGGTATACTTCAATTCGATGACGCCAACAGAATCGTCAATCACAGCGTAACCGTCTGGGGTTACGCGGAAATAGTCAATCTCTGGGTGCTTGACAGTCCACTGATACTCACCCACCTCGGAGAAGACGTGACCCCACTCATACCTGACGACATTCCTCAGTGCGTCAAGCGCATGAGACTCCATGATGTGCCCGAGTGACATGAGGTTCATCATGGACTGATCGAACCCCCTGCTCTTCTCGCCCATTATGCCTGCCCACGTCTCGTAGGCACCCTGGTATGATGCAGGGTGGCCAAGGATTGCAGGCACAGAGGACGCACCAACATACCCACCCTTGCCATCACGCCTAGAGCGGAGAGAGCGCCACTCCTCCATGTCATCCCCGCCCGTTGGTGCCTTCATCCACGGGATCGACTTCCCCAGCTTATCCATCCGAACCTCCTGCGAGGCCGAACAGTAAACACAACTAAAAAGAGAGTCAAGGACTTGCTTTGACAAAAAGCCGTGCCCACCCTATAAGACGCAGACGGAGGTCGATATGAAAGGTTTCTATGCGATTCCAAAGGCAACATTCCACATGTTAAGGGGTTGCCATGATAAGGTCACGCCACGGTCACTGGGCCTGTCCCTGTGGATGGGTGCGGCGAACTCTGATGGGACATTTAGCGCATCACCCGGCGCTCTCAGAGAGGCGACTGGCCTGATTGGAAGCGACTGGGAGTTCACTGCGTGCATCGCAATGCTGAACGGCAAGGTGCTCTCACTGTACTCATGCGGAGAGTCGATATACGGGGTGCTCCACGGCATGAACAAGAAGCATGTGCCAGCATCAACGGTCAAGAAGGTGAAAGATGGCACCCCTGCGCCACCACCAGATCTGGCTGACTCTGTCGGCTACCAGTTCGAGGCTAACGAGATGTGCAGGAGAACGTCACTGTCCTTCTCGTTCAACGACGGAGAGTCAAAGATTGTCGAGGAGACTGTCAAGGATCAACCACTCTGGGGCTTGATTGACATGCCCGAGAAATACTATGAGGTGGCAGTCATGTGGCTAAACAGGGCGACACAGGTCTGCCAGGAGTTCGGCTCCCAAGTGACGCTAGAGTCACTTGCAATGGACTTCGGACCCGCCCTGTCTGCCATGGCAAAGGAGTCAGGCGCTGCATTCCAGTCCTGCGCCAAGTACATGCTCACGGAGGCAGAGCCATGGGCACTGGCAAAGAGAGAGAGGAGCACAAAGAGGCTGTCACGATGGCTCAGTAGAGCCTTCCGCTGGGCAGTCAGCGACAAGACATCGCCACCAGAAAACACACTGCACTATCAACCACTGTCTTCCGATGAAAGGGAAGCAATAGCCAACGCAGCGAGGGGAGTAGATATTGGACACTCAGGCCATTGAAAAGGAAGTGCTTTCGGCCATCATGGTCAAGCCATCGCTTATCCACGACTCAGCAGAAGAGTTCAACGTAAGACAGGGGCACTTCTCAAAGGAGAGCCACAGGATCCTCTACAGATCCATGCTTGAGCTACACAAGAAGGGCATACCACCAGATCTAGTGTTCCTGAAGGAGCACATCACCAACAATGGTGAGTGGGGCGCGATGGGTGGGGCCGAATATCTTGGGCAACTTCTGAACAGGCACGGCACGACATCAAACTTCAAACACTACTGCACCACGCTGGTGAACAAGTCACAGCTTAGGCAGGTGTACGAGATGGCATCCAGGCTTGCCTCGATGTCTCTAGACAACGACGCAGACTACGAGTCGATAATGCTACAGGCAAGCGACTCCATTGGCTCTCTCCTGGAGAAGAAAGGCCCAGACTCAAGCCGAGATCTTGGTGACGTTGTGCGGTCCGAGACCGAGGCTCTCAGGCTCAGGGCAATGAACCCTGACGTTGTAACCGGGGTGAGACTCGGCATCGGCTCGTTCGACAACATAACCAGCGGTCTAAAGCCTGGAGACCTAGTGATCCTTGGCGCAAGACCCGCAATGGGCAAGACAGCCTCTGGCCTCGCTGGTGTCTACAACGCTGTCAGGTCAGGCAAGACTGTACTGTCAGAGGACGGGGTGTCAGGAGAGAAGGTCATCGCGGCGATATTCTCACTTGAGATGCCAGCAGAGCAGCTAATATCGAGGACCCTCGTCAGGGAGAGCAAGACGAAGTTTGGAGACTGGAAAAGCGGCAGGGTGGACCCAGAGCAGTGGTCACACATTGCCAGAGCGGCAGACGACATAATCTCCCTGAGAGACAGCCTGTTTATATTCGACAGGTACACCTCATCTGTCGAGCAGATCGTCAACAACTGCCGCAACTTAAAGCGCAGAAAAGGCATAGATCTCGTGATGATCGACTACCTCCAGCTTGTCGAGTGCAGCAAGAAGTCGTCCTCTGCAAACGAGCGCGTGTCCCACATCACCAGGGAGTTCAAAAAGATGGCGAAAGAGCTTGGATGCGTTGTGATACTCCTGAGCCAATTAAACCGCGCCCTTGAATCTCGCGAAGACAAAAGGCCTCGCATATCAGACCTCCGCGATTCAGGATCAATCGAGCAGGATGCCGACCTCGTTGGGCTCATTTACAGGGACTGCGTATACAACGACATGGCCGATCCGCACCAAGCAGAACTCATAATAGCCAAACACCGATCTGGCCCAACCG